CTTGCAGTACAATTTACAGGTGATGAATTTAAAGATGGTACAGCTTATCACACAGCAACGAGGTTACAAACATGATTATATGCCACGAAATCAAATGGGGAGATTGTTTATCTCATCAAATCTGGCCAGCTATAGAAAAGGGTTGGAAAGATGAAGACAGACCTATACACTTCTTTTGGGGTTTAGCAGGTAATAATAGAAAACATATTGCAGAATGTATTGAAAAAGGTGAAGAATGGTGGTTTGTAGATGTAGGTTATATTACTGAACAAATTACCAGATATCCTGTACCTAAAATTAATGATTATGATAAAACATATTTTAGAATTTGTAAAGGCAATATTCATACGATAAGAGGTAGAGTAGGTGACGGCAGTAGATTAAATCAATTAGAAGCAAAAGGTATAGATATAGAATTTAAAGGGTGGAATACAGGTGAAACAAAACATATTTTATTGTGTCCTTCTTCTCCTACTGTAACAAGAGAAATAAATGGCATGACACAAGAAGAGTGGACAGACAAAGTAACACAAGAAATAAAAAAATATACTGATAGACCTATTAAGTTTAGAAATAAACCAAGACCAGGAAATGAATGGTGGGAAACTGATATAAAAGATGACTTGAAAGATGCACATTGCCTAGTAACTAATATGTCATTGTCAGCTATTAATGCAGTAATGAATCAAGTACCTGCTATCGTACATCAAAGAAACATTTGTTCTTTTATTTGTACACAAGATATAAGTAAGATTAATAAACCAATGAGACCAGGAAGAAAAACTATGAATGAATGGTTAAAGATGGTTGCAGACAATCAATTTACATTACCTGAAATAGAAGATGGCACAGCATATAATTTTTTAAGTAAACAAATATGAAAATAAGATATTATAAAGATATAAATGGTGCAAGATGGATAGGTTTCGGCCTAGCTATGTTGTCTGTCTTTATTTTATCTAGTGCGAATATATCTACTCAATGGGTAGGTTGGTTGTTTAGTGTGGTTGCCTGTATCATGTGGGTGTATTTTGGTTATAAAGATAGAGATTGGCCTAGAACTTTGATGGAGTTTATGTATTTAATTTTTAGTATGAGGGCAATGTATAATTGGTTGATAGTATGAATTTTGCTTGTGTTTGTTATGGTCAAAAATATTCTGTAGAGTATGTACAAAAACTCTATAACATGGTGCAAAGAAACACCACAATAGACCATAAATTTTATGTGTTTACAGATCATGTAAAAATGGAAAAAATGGTAAAAGGGAATATCATCGTTAAACAATTCCCTATGTTAGACTTACAAGGTTGGTGGAACAAAATGCAATTATTTCATCCAGGTATTTTAGAAGGCGACACCCTATACATGGACTTGGATGTGGTAATTACAGACAATATTGATTGTTTTTTTACTTATGAACCAGAAGCCGACTTTGTAGGTATGAATGATTTTAATCCTCAATCAGGTCAGTTTAATTCTAGTGTAATGAGGTTTAAACCTGAGATAATGAAAGATAAGTTATGGCAGCCATTTATAAACGATAGACCAAAATACTTTAAAATGTTTGGAGATCAGGTGGCTATATCAGATTTGATAAAGAAAGAATCTAAAACATTTCCAGACGAGTGGACACAAAGCTATAAATGGTACGATAGAAAAGGTGAGAGATACCATAAATCAACTTGGACGTTTGAACATAATGGCGAATCGAAAGTTACCGTATTTCACGGATCACCAAATCCACATGAATCCGACAAGGAATGGATCAAAAATCACTGGAAATAACACTTTCCTAGCTGTGTCCAGGTGTCGCACCTAAATAAACCATTGATTTATAAGGGTTTTTTATTATAAAAAAGTTAAAAAAAGGCTTGCAAACCTCAACGTTTTCATGTATAGTATAGATATGTTAACGAAAAAAGGCACATTACATCTGGTTTATGCCAGAGAATATTACGATAGTGAAGAAAAATACGATCCTTATTTCTTCTCTTATCATACAATTTTTAGAAACTTACCGTTATCGCAACTTAACAGATTAAATTCTAAATCTCTTAAAGAGAAAGTAAAAGCTTTCTGTGATAAGAACTACAAAGAAACTGCTAGTAACTTTACAGGTACTAGTAAAGTTGAAATGATAAGTGGTGATGAATACTATAGAACATACGGTGAAGTTTACGATCTATCAGGTTATTCTGATGACAACCATTTACTTAACGATTATGGTCAATTCTACCAAAGACAATTTTTTAAATACGATTTTGATAAAGAACTAACGCAACAAGTTATAAAGGAGAATACTGTACGATGAATTTATTAGACTATGCTAACTTTAAATTAGATGATTACGAGCCAAGTAATTTTAGAGAGTTACTTGTTAAAGAAGCTACGAATGCTTACAAAGCATATACGGAGGGAAGGGTGGTTGAACTGGTAAATAATGTTCCGGTAGAAACCTCGGTATCAACAGTAGTTGAATATTTTAGTGAAGCACTAAGTCAGATGGATAGAACACATGAAGTTTTTGAAGACATTAATTATACTACAATAATGGATGATTTAATGTTGTATGTAGATGAAAACAATATTGCTCTAAGAAATTATAATAACAAAACAATACATTAAGGATAATATGAAATATAACGAAGATAAAATAGTAAAAGAAATCGGAGATTACATCAAAGGTACTTATGGTGAACACTATAGTACAACAAAAGATGGTTTCCAAGTACAAGATATGTTAAGACAATTAGGTATTGCAAATGATTTTTGCCATGCCAATGCAATTAAATATCTTTGTAGATATGGTAAAAAAGGCGGTAAGAACCGTAAAGACTTATTAAAGGCTGTACACTACATTGTGCTTTTAATGAGTGGTGACGATAACAAATAATTAGGAGGACTATACTATGGCAATTGATACAAATATAAGTTACTTTAAAGAAGATGTAGGTAAAAACCTATACAGAAAGAAAACTTATTATACACTTGTGATTGAACAAGAAGTATTAGCAAAAGATAAAGATGAGGCAGATCAAAAATTTACTGAATGTGGTATAGATCACTCACAAATCAACCACGAAATAACAGAAACAAAAGACGGTGTTGAAACTTATATGGTTGACGCTAATTACAATGAAAGTGGTGATACCGAATATATCGGTAAAGTAAAATATGAAGATGAAGAATATGCCGAAGAAGACGGATTGGTAGAACTTGATTCAAGTGCTGAAGAAGTTATTAAAACACCATATACAGCAGGCGAAGGAATTTAACAAAGGAGTAAATTATGATACAAGAAATAGCAACAATAGATGTGATTAACCTGGCTTTAAAAGAATTAAACGAGGGTAAAGTTGATGTGGCAAAAGAAACATTAATCAATTACAGAGATAAAATCCAACACCAAGTAGATGAGTTTGATAAATGGGCTGAAACACAATCAGACATAGATACTCAGATTTCATTAGATTCAGAGGGAAACTAGGTGTACTTAGACCTTAGAACAGCTACGATTCGCTACTCCAGCGCCATCCTAGACGCTTTTTTCCTGCCAAAAAGCAGTAAAATCAACGTTTTTTTAAGGCTTGACAAATAGAACGATTTATGGTAGGATATACAGATATATTAACAACGAAAGGAAAACACTATGCAAAAATCAGAATTTAGATACAACCAAGACACTTTATTTGCCGAGTTTCAAGTGGCAAAAGATAAAGATATTAAGTTGTCTAAAAAGAAATCTGAACACGATGTATTTAAAAACCGTGTACAGTTTTGTAAAGATCACATTTCACTAAGACAGGTGAATCCAGAAGTTTATGAACACTTAGATGTAAACTTTACTAATTTATTAGAGGCGTATTCAGCCCCTAATCCTAGAGACCATTTCTATTTAAAGGTATTTGGTAAAACATATGCTGAGAAAATGGCTGAACAAGAGGCTGAGGATATATCAGTAAACGATAAAGAGTAATGGCGATTATATACACAAATAATTCTAGTGGTGCTATTCGTAGGTTGAAATCTAAAAAACCTACGAAGAGTTACTTAGAGGCTCTTGCTAAACATATCAAGTGGTTGAGATCAAAAGGTTTCAATGTAAATGATAATGGTAGGATTATATTATCTAAGAGAAAAACTGTTATGAGTTTAGGTGTATCAAATAAAGAAAGACCAATACAAGAAGAAATTAAAACAAGTGCGTTTATGGGTAACGGTAAACAAATATCTTGGAAAGAAAAACAAGAAAGATTAGAAATCAGTAAACAATACTCTATAGCGCCAGCTTACAACAAAGGCCCTTACATGGTAGTTGCTAAAGAAGATATCAAAACGGCCGGGAGAAAAGTTTAATGTTACATAAGATAAGTGATTTTTGTAAAAAGATTGATTCTATAAAAAAACTTAGTGATGAATTATACAACTTAAAGTATAATAATCCAAAAACTGAGGCTAGAGATTTAGAAATCAATAACTTAATACAAGATATACAATCACAATGTTTAATAATTTCAAAAGATACAATGCCATATGATAAGTAAAAAGATTATAATTTTATTATCAACACTACTTATTGCTAGTGGTTGTGCGAATAGATCACAAACAGGTGCTGTATTGGGTGGTGCAACCACAACAGCAGCTTGTGTACAAATGCAGGTAAACGATCCATATCTAATAGCTACTTGTGCTATAGTTGGTTCTTTTGCAGGTGCAGAAATTATGTACAATTCAGATTATGATGTACACAATGCCGTATTCGTAGATCATTTAAATACGGCGCCAGGTCACGGCCAGAGTTATACAAACTGGTACAATGGCAAAACAGGTAATAGTGGTATTATCAAAATAAATAGAAGTTACTTAAAGGGTCCAATCAAGTGTAAAGATTATACAGCTACTGTAGATATTACAAACAACTGGCCTCTTTTAGGTATTGGTGGTGTTAATAGAAAAGAAGTATTTGGTACTGCTTGTCAAACACCAGACGGACAATGGTTTGAAGGATAATATGAAATACAACGATAGAATTAGAGAATACTCAAAAGGCATATACACAGCAGGCAAAATTGTGGCTATAACAATTATAATAGGTTTTATAGTTGCGTGGTCGTTTAGTGCATATGGTGAGGAACAAGTTTATACAAAAATTAAAACAATAGAACCTGCCGAAGTAAACGGACAATATTGTTTTGTTAAGATAACTATAAAAGAAGTCGATAACGAAGTTATCAAAGAAGAAATTTTAGAGTGTGCCGATGGTAAAAAAGGTATCGATACACCAGGATATTGGGAGCTATTTGCTCAATACTACTATAGAGATGTCAATACACCAGATTATTGCAGATACTATAGTCGTTCCAATCATGCTTTCAAGTCGTTTGGGGAAGTATGTTTAATGATAAACGGTGAATGGGAGGTACAATGATTAAGAATATAATCATAATAGCTCTTGTAATTACTATATTATATGATGTGTCCAGCGATGACGCTTGGACATGGGTTCAATCCACGCTTGACTTTTTACAAGAAGTAGTATATAGTATGAATGGGAGTGTAAAGTAAATGAATAAAATGTTAAAAAATATAACTTTAGTCGTTACTGCTTTGGCTTTGGGTGCTTGTTCAACTAACACCTACAAGATTAAAAGTGAGAATGGTAAAGTTTTAAATAAAGTTCCTGAATGGTACATGGCTGATATTGCAGAAAAGAAAGCCTGTGATCTCAAAATCTTTGATACAAAAGATAATGAAAAGCAATGTATATTCGGTGTAGCAACGGCAGTATCGCCAGACCTACAGCTCGCAATTGAAAAGGCTAAGATGTTAGCTAAATCTGAATTAGCAGATATTATCAAAGGCGAAATGAATAAACAATCAAAACAATTTATCACAGAGTTAGGTAAAACAGAAACTAAGACGGTTGTGACCGAAGTAGAATCTACCTTAATTAATATAATTAAGAATACTCCTGTGAGAGGTTATGAAATCTTTGAACAAGATGTAACATTAACTGATAAAGGTTACTACCGTGCATGGGTAGGGTTAAGATTGCCATTAGGTGATTTTAATAAGATGTATGACTATAATGTTGACCAGGCTGTTGACGCCCACAATATAAAGTTACAATCTAATAATGCTTTTAATGAATTGTTATCAAAAGTAGATGATGGAAAAGATGAAAATACAGATATACAGTAAACCAAACTGTGTCTATTGTACAAAGGCAAAGGCCTTAGTAAAAGGCCTTAACTTAGAATACGAAGAATTAATGTTTGGTAAAGACTTTAATTCACCTGAAGAATTATATGAGGCCATTGGTAAAAAAGTTAGAACAATGCCTCAGATTAAGATTGAAGGAGAATTAATTGGTGGTTATAACCAATTGATAGAATACTTTGTAGAAAAAGGTAAAGTTAATTATCAAGGTCAGATTATAAATGAGTGATGAAGAAGGTAAAATTATACAGTTTCCTACTAATAGGATTACTAGGTCTGTAGAACGACCTGATTCAAAAGAAGATGTACAATTTAAAAAAAGAATTGAAAAAGAACAAACTAAAAAGTTTATTGAAACAACAGTTGATGATATATCACTGGATTTAATTAGGAGATTTGTGAGTTTAGCAGTTAAAACAAATAATGCAAATTTCTTAAAAGACTTAGCTCTTTTAGTTGATGTTATGAGAGGATTATTGTACAGAGATTTTGGTTTAAATCACCCAGCACAAAGATTAATTGATAAAATGGTTCAAGTTGTACCATCGAATGGTCAAAATGCAGCTAAAATTGATTACTCTAAAGTGTTGGAGTTTAAGAAAAAGTCATCTAAGCCCTTAAATGAGGATGTCCAGAATGAATTGATGGATTTATATAATGGGTCAGATATGTTTGAGTCTGATATGGACTTAGATGATTAAAAGAATTGCAAACGCAATCGCCGTCACCGGTTGTAAAATAGTTAATGTGAAAGGAGTTAAACATAATGTTTAATTTTTTATTTAATAAAGGAGATAAAGTTATGGCAAGAGCTAAACTATCAAAAACTGAAAAGGTAAGAAACCTTTTTGCAACAGGTAAAAATGTTACCTGGAAATCACTAAGACAAACATTTGATCTTAGATCACCAGCTGCAATGGTTGGTAAATTAAGAAACGAAGGAATGATGATTTATGAAAATCGTGGTTCTAACGGCGTTTCTTACAGAGTAGGAACACCATCAAAAGCTGTTATCGCAGCTGGTCAAACTGCTTTATTCGGTACACAAGGTTACGCTAACGCATAATCTTACCAAAATTGAGGGTAGGCGCTTCGGCGCCTGCCTTTTACTATGCCAGATAATCATTTAAGAAATATAAGAGCGTTACTAGAAAACGCAAAAGAATTTGAAGTCAGCCGTAAAGTTGATACATATGAATATGAGTCTTTAGAAAAGATGATATTAGATGACCAGATTAGATATAGTGAAGTGATAGAACTATTTACAGATAAAATTTATAGAGCATGGTTTTATGAAAGAAACTTTGCTGATGAACAAGTGACAGTAACAAGGTATTCCGATTTATGATTTTAGTTGACTTAAACCAAGTATTGATTTCAAATCTAATGGCACAGACTAGAGGTCAGGCAGAACCAAATAAAGATATGATAAGACACATGGTCTTAAACTCTATCAGAGGTTTTAATACAAAGTT